TTATAAATAAAATTAGAATTCCTGGTAAAAATCAAATCGATTATGAACGAGCAGAAATGTTTATTGGTGGTGGTGTAAAATTAACTGGAAAAGAAACTGTTGATGAATTAATTGAAATGTATTTAAACGCCATGAAATCGTACAAATCACCTTTTGAAAAAGGCGGACTAGCTAAGATCCTGGAGGTCTAATGGCTCAAGCACCTAAACTTAGCACACAAGGTAAATATTCCGGAAAATATATTGTAAAAGATTTATTTCCAAGAAATCTTATATCAACAGGGGATGATTTATTTTCTAGAGTTGAAACATCACCAAATGGTATCGACGGTATTTTTGACACAATGGACGAAGCATTAGAAGCTATTTCAGACAGAAAACTAGAAACAGGTAGAGGGCTTAGTTCAAAAGAAATAAATAGAAAATATAAAAAATATATTAAAGCCGAAGGTTTTAATAAGTGGGAAGAAACAGATAAAGCAACTAAATCAAGAATTAAACAGGCATATGCTAACGAAAAAAATCCTCGTGAAACAACATCTTTTTTTAAAAAAGAAGGATTGTCAAAAAGAATAAATGTTAAAACTAGAGAATTATTAGAAAAGAAAAAACCAATTAATCCAAGAACTGGATTACCCTACACTTTAGCTGAGTACACTGATTTAACGTCGGGTCAGAAACAAAAACTCTCACTACGAATGAAAGGGTTAAAAAGAAAAGACGTCAGGTATAAACCAAGACAAGGATACTACCCTGAGAAAGATGGAAACAGATTAATTAACTACATGAAAATTGCTGCGGAAAGGCAAGAAAAAGCAAACATACCTGTAGAAGAAAGAACTTACACAACTGTGTTTGATAAAAATAATAAATTTGTTGGTGTAAACGATGTTCGAAAAAATCAATTATACACACATGTTGATTATAATCTAAGTAAATCTGGTGCTCTTGCAGGAAAAGTAATTACACAGCACCCTGACTATGCAGACATGCAAGAATTTTTTAAAGCTGCAAAAAGATTTAAATATGAATCTCCAGATAAATTATTGGGTAGTTATTTTGCAAAATATGAAAGAGTCCCAACGTATAATGAAATTTTTACTTTTTTTACTACTAACAGAGATGCACCATTAAAAACTTTTCAAAATAATTCTTTAACTTTACAACATCAAGAATTAATTTCTAAAGAGCCAACTAAAAATTTTCAATTGTTAACGCAAATAAAAAATACTCAGGCTGCAACTATTATGAATAGATTAAACAGAGGAGAAATTTCTTCTGCACTTGCTAATTATGAATTACAAAAAATAGGGGCAAGACAAGAAGGTTTAGGTATAGCTCAAAAAAGTGTTACTCCAGGTAAAGGTTTAGGTGTTGCAAAAAGAGAAACTATTAAATTATTTAAAGACGCAGCTAAAGTAAATCCAAACATAGTTCAAGATTTAACAGAAAAATTAGGAATAAAGTTTATTAATGATGTAAAAGCTAATGCAATAGCAAATGGAGACATTTGTAAAATTGTTCAAAAAAAACAATCCGGTGGACCAGTAGTAAGTTGTGTAGATGCGGTTAATGATGCACTTGAAAAAGATCCTAAAAAATTAGCACAAAATATTAATAAGTCTAATGCAGGCGGTGCATTTAATAAAATTAAAAACTCAAGTACAAAATTTTTAACAGCACTCAAAGAAAATCCAAATTTACTTAAAGGAAGATTTGGAACTCTTGCTGCTGTAGGTGTTGGTACCGTAGCCGCGGGTGCTGGAGCTGGTGCATTAGTTAAACAATTTAGAAACGATGACCCTAGCACATATTTAACTAACGATAGTCAGATGGAAGGAATGATAATTTCTGATGTTGAAGATAAAGGTAAAGAAGTTGATGATAATATTTTATTAGACAATCAATTTAAATTAGAATTAGCTGGAGCAGCAGGATTGACTGCACCAATTGCAAAAGGTGTTTATCAAAGATCGAGATATAGCACACCACCATTATTAGAGTCTCCATTAGAATTTGACCAAGAATTAAAAACATTAAAAAGAACAATTAGACAAATAACTCATCCAAAAGGTAAAAAAGCAAAAAGAATTTCAGAAGCAGGACGAGAGGTGCTTAGAAATTCTAGAATTAGAATTAACCAAATAAATGAAACAGTGTCAGCTGCTAAAGCTGGCAAAGAAGGAAGCGGAATATTTCGGTCTGCATTTGGTTTAGAAAAAGGTGTACTTGGAAAAGGTTTATGGGCATTAGGTGCACCTGCAATAGCTGTGCCATCTACTCTTGGTTATATAGCCCAAGATATTAGAGAAGGTAAAGATGCAAGTGAGATTGCAACTAACCCATTAAATTATTTGGGAGCAGCGTTTATGAATCCTTCGGTTAAAGCTTTAGCAAAAGCTGGAGCGTCAAGAGGACTACTTGGTATTGCATCTTTAGGTTTAGCAGGAACAGCAGCAGGCGCTGTTGCATTACCTGCAATATCAATTGGTGCAGGACTAGCAACACTTGGAACATTAGGTTACCAAGGTTACAAATTATTTACTGGTAAAGATAGATCAGATGAGGATTTTTTTAGGTAATGAAAAATAAAACACTTGTGATAAATATGCAACACGTTAAATGGAAGGAAATCCCTCCTTTAAAAGGACCTGACTCACAGGGGTTGAATGTTCCCATAAAACAAGTTACAACAATCAAGAACTCGGAGAATAAAAATGGCAGATATAGACAAAGCCCTACCAAACGTAGAGACTGAAATTAAAGTACCAGGAGACGAAGAAGTTTTAGAGATGGAAAAAGAAACCATCGAAGAACAAGTTGGTCCTGATGATGTAAAAGTAACTCAAGAAGAAGATGGTGGAGCAACAATTAATTTTGATCCTGAAGCAGTTAATCAACCAGGAACAGATGGACATTTTGATAATTTAGCAGAACTATTACCAGAAGAAGTTTTAGGTAAATTAGGTTCTGAACTTGCAGCAAATTACATGCAATATAAATCTTCTAGAAAAGCATGGGAAGATAGTTATACAAAAGGATTAGATCTTTTAGGATTTAAATACGAAAATCCAACACAACCGTTTCAAGGAGCAAGTGGTGCAACCCACCCTGTGCTTGCTGAAGCAGTTACACAATTTCAAGCACAAGCTTACAAAGAATTACTACCGGCTACAGGTCCAGTACATACACAAATAATTGGACTTGCAGATAGAGCTAGAGAAGAGCAATCAAACCGAGTTAAAGAATTCATGAACTATCAGCTCATGGATGTGATGAAAGAGTACGAACCCGAGTTCGACCAAATGCTTTTTTATCTCCCTCTTGCCGGCTCTGCGTTTAAGAAAGTTTATTACGATGAACTACTTGGCAGGGCCGTCTCAAAATTTGTACCGGCTGATGATTTAGTTGTACCTTACACTGCAACCTCTTTAGAAGATGCTGAAGCTGTTGTTCATGTAATTAAAATGTCAGAAAATGAATTAAGAAAAAAACAGATTTCTGGTTTTTATCAAGATGTAGAATTAACACCAGGTTACAATGAAGAAACAGAAGTAGAGAAAAAAGAAAGAGAACTAGAAGGAATTAAAAAAACTAGAGACGAAGATATTTTTACTATTTTAGAAATTCATACCGACTTAGATTTAGAAGGTTTTGAAGACAAAGACTCAACAGGAGAAATGACAGGAATTAAACTTCCGTACATTGTAACTCTTGAAATGGGAAGCAGACAAATATTATCAATTAGAAGAAACTATCAAGCTGAAGATCCGCAAAAACTTAAAATAGATTATTTTGTACATTTTAAATTTTTACCTGGATTAGGTTTTTATGGTTTTGGTTTAATTCATATGATCGGTGGTTTATCAAGAACAGCAACCACTGCACTAAGACAACTACTAGATGCGGGTACATTAAGTAATTTACCAGCAGGATTTAAACAACGAGGAATACGAGTAAGAGATGAAGCGCAGGCAATTCAACCTGGAGAATTCAGAGATGTGGATGCACCTGGAGGAAGTATTAAGGATGCATTTATGCCGTTACCATTTAAAGAACCATCACCAACTTTATTACAGTTGATGGGTATTGTGGTGCAGGCAGGGCAACGATTTGCCGCCATAGCTGACATGCAGGTCGGTGACGGCAACCAACAAGCAGCTGTTGGTACGACTATAGCTCTCTTAGAACGTGGTTCCAGAGTCATGTCAGCCATACATAAAAGATTGTATGTGGCGATGAAGGGTGAATTTCAATTATTAGCAGGAGTTTTTAAAACTTACATGCCTGCAGAGTATCCTTACGACGTAGTTGGAGGACAAAGAAATATAAAACAAACAGATTTTGATGACAAAGTAGATATTATACCTGTTGCAGACCCTAATATTTTTTCTCAATCACAAAGAATTAGTTTAGCACAGACAGAATTACAACTTGCAATGTCAAATCCGCAAATGCACAACTTGTATGAAGCATTTCATGCAATGTATACAGCAATCGGA